CGTGATCTTGGCTCGGATGATCGGATAGAGTGCGCCCTGAACCGAGATTGCCGAACGGGTGAGCTGAGGGTCTGCAGTGGTAGCAGTAACCGTTACATACCCAGCATTTGATGTGATCGAGGCATTAGCTGCCGCCCATCCGTCTACAGTGCTGTCGAAGTTCCACGTCGCGTTCTCCGCCGGATCAAGGCCAGAAGCCCCAAGCGCCCCCTGGATCGTGCCCACTGAGGTTTGCAGATCGGTGATGCTTGACGCCTGAGCCGTGTTCACGCCCTCGGCGCTGGTTACCCGGTTCGTCAACGTCTGCAATGCAGCCGAACTGGCCTTGGTTGCCAGTCCATCAGTGGTGCTGTTTACGGCGTTCTCAAGCGTTGTAGTCCGCGCCGCAACGCTGGTCAGCGTGGTGCCCTGCTGGGTAACCGTCGACGAGAGCGAATCGACTGCCGCCGAGGTCGCCGCCTGTGCAGTAGTCACAGCCTGGACTGACGGGCTGTACGCGGTCGCAACAGCCCCTTCTTGCAGCTGTACGTTGTCCAGCTCAATCCACATGTCTGCAGCTGCACCAGAACGATTGATTAACCGCCCGGCAAATATCTGCGCCTTTACAGCGCCAGCTGGAGCGGTTGCCGTGAGGCTCGCCCGCGCGAAAGTAGTGCCGACGGCGGTCTCTGCAAGTTGAGAGGTGGAAATCACCGTCCCCACCGCGTCCATCCACTGGATGTACGTCACCAGACGCGCAGAGGCATTGGAGAGGCGCGCATAGACACTGAAGGTGTATGCAGTTCCAGCCGTAACTTTTGGCTGATCGGCATCCGTTGGCTGCCAGTTCAAGTCGATATAGCCACCGTTTGCCAGTGCAGCGCGAGTGAGGCGAACAGCTTTAATGCTTGAATTCAGCGTCGAATCCACGAATGTCAGCGTGGGTGTGGCGCCAGCGCTGCTACCCGCCCTCCAGTACAGAGGGCGCGTAGCGTCCCCAGTTGGCGTCTGCTCAAACGAGCTATTGGGAAGCAAGTTGTCACCGCCCATTTGCCCGATGCTGTTATTCAGCGTGGTCAGTTGACCGCTCACGCTTGTCAGGCCAGTTTCAGCCTGAGTGACGCGACCAGTCAGCGCGGTTGTGGCCGAAGCCTGTGTCGCGATATCCGCAGCCGCCACCTTGCCGCTATCTTTCCATCCGCTCGCAACAGCCGAGACCTCAAGCTGAGCACGGTCTATTTCCACGAATCCGGCCGTGATTGTGCCTGCGGAGTTAGGACGCACGCGCAACAGCGGCGTAGTGACCACCGTCCCCACGGGCAGGGCCGCACTGGTCAGCACAATCCGCTGCCAGCCATCAGCCAACACGCTGACACCTTGCGACGCAGTCGCCAGCACTGCGCCGGAGGCATCACGATGCTGCATGAACATCTGGAAGCCAAGTCCTGGCGTCCCTCGGACGTACGCGGACAGCGTGATCACCTGACCCGCCGACACCGCAGGGCGGTTGGCCACCACTGGAGTCACGTCCGCGTAGGTAGTCGTCGTCATGCCCGTGACGTCGATCCGTTGGGATTTACCAGCAGGGTCCAAAGTGGAGGCGACTTGAGAGAACGTCGCAACCGGCCCTGCAGGAACAGAACTTACCCAGCCGTCCGCAATTGGTGAACTGGCGGTGGCGAACCGATCAAACGAAGGGTTGTACAGCAGGTTCTCACCACCAACGCTCGACAGGTTCGCGGTGATGTTGGTGATCGCGCTCCCCGCCGCTGTCAGATCGGTTCCCTGCTGGGTCACAGTGTTGCTGAGCGCCTGTACTGTCGCCGCCTCAGCCTTGGTCGCTACCTGCGCCAGCGCGCTTGCAGCTGCCGCAGCAGCATCGGTTGCAGCCTTATCCGTAACAGCCGCCCACGCGCTCCCCGTCCAGCGTTTTGGGGTGTTAGCGTTGCCCGTGATGTCGATCCAGAGGTTCTGGGCCAACTGATCGGCAGCCGCGGGCGCCGCCGACTGAACGATGACCTTGCCCTTCCCACCTGCCAGCGTGTTCGCCGCGTTCGCAGCGTTCTGTGCTGCCGTAACGTTCTGGTTTGTGGTCGTCAGGCTGCTGTTCAGACCGGTGATCGCCGTGCCCTGGCTGCTGAGGGTGCCCTCCGCGGTCGTGACTCGGGTCGTCAGGCTCTGGACAGCAGTGGACGACGCTTTGCCATCCAGCGAGGTTTGCAGGCCGGTGATCTGGTTCGCCTGCGCGGCGTTCACGCCCTCGATGCTGGTGATCTTGGTTTCAGCGGTGGTGACGCGCGCGGCCAGGCCGTTCGCTGTCTGCACTGCCTGGCCAACGTTCAGCCAGTAGGTGGCGTTCGGCGGCGGCGTGTTGACCGGCACGTTCTGGGTCGCCTGATAGATGATCCCGTCCGCACCGAGCACGCCCTGCCCGGCCGTGTATGTCTGGTCCGCCTTGTACGGCATCGAGTCGGCCAGGTCCGCAATTTGATCGATCTGCGCCTGCAGTTCGGCCTGCACCTCAGTCACGGTATTGCTGACGTCGGTGATTTGCTGGCTGAGGTCCGTCCGGACATCGTCCAAGCGTTCATTTACGGAGCCTGGGCCGTCGCCGCCGATCTTGCCGATTTCCCCGAGCAGTTCCTGGCCCAACTGGCTTTCGGTGATCTCCCCGGTCAGGTAGTCAAGAATATCATCCGCATCCGCGCTGGCTTGGCCGTTTACAACGGTCGGAGCCTGCGGGAACCATGGACCGACATTGCCCGTACGGTCGACGAGGCGCGCCCAGAAGAAGAACGACTGACCTGCGCGCAGGCCCTGCATGGTGTAGTCGGATTGTGGGTACGCCAGATCGGCCAGCTTGGTCGCGTTATCGAGCTGCGGCGCCTCGCTGTACCAGAGCTCGGTACGCTGGGTGTCTTCCGCACCTGGTGGGAATGTCCACTTGATGCCGATACCAAAGATCAGGCTTTCGGTGGTCAGCGACGTCACCGCCGGCGGCAGGCCGACCTTACCTTCCAGGTTCGTCAGCACCGAAGTCGTCGGCAAAGATGAGACATTTAAAGCGCTGACCGCGCGCACGCGGGCGAGATACTGGCCCGCGTAAATGCCACGCACGTCCACCGATAACTCGCCAGTACGAGGAACCTTGACCCACTCTCTCGATCCCCAGCGCCACTCCACGTCGTAGGCAACAGCGCCAGGAGCAGACGTCCAGCCGATTGTCATAACCGTCGCGGCGATACCCTGCTCAATTACGACGTGCTGGCTCAATAGAACCTGCGCAGGCGCGTCCTGAGTTCCTACTGGAATTCCGCTGATTGGCCGGTCATCGAGCACTGCCCCGAAGTCAATCGCATCAAATTTGCTTGGCTCATGCTGAATGCAGTCCAACTGAAACTGATGCCACTCGGGACGGGTGATATTGCGCACCAAAAACTGCATGGTTTTCAGATCATCATGTTCGATGATCCAGCCGCATTCCGCTTCAGGCACTTCACTGTAGACAGCGGCTACTGTGACGCTGCGGCCGTTGATCGAGCTAATCACCCGCGCTTCGCTCTTTCCGCTGGGCAGGTTGACACGCAGCTTCCCGCCGACCGGCAGTTCTGCATCACGGTCCAATGTCACTACTCGACCGGCAACAGCGCTGATCCGTCCACCATTTGCGCGGCCCGCAAGCATGGGATCTGCCAACGCGATGATTTGACCAGGCTTCGGGATCTGCCCATCCAGCCCGACACGGAATGAGCCACCACGAATCTGGGCCTGCTCTGTGATGAGCGCCCACTGGCCGGCACGCTGTGCTTGCCCGCGCGACGTGCATCCGTAAGCATCCACCGAGAGTTCGTTTACCGAACCAGACTCAGCCAAGGCTTGGTCGTCAAAGACCGGTTCCTTATCAGTGTCGTAACCCTGTGCCGGGTTATCCCAGGTCACCATTGCCTGGTTGTGCCTATCACGCGCTCGGGTACCCGCGTACTTGATCTCGCCGTTATTGAGAATCTGCGACGGGTTGTAGGTGTAGACCGGGTCGCCAGGCATGTCGGCGTTGACGGTGATCTGCGATCCGTCCCAAGTGGTCATACCGTGGAACGCCTGGGCAAGGTCTTGCAGCACAGCATAGGCATCGGCCTGCGTTTGCAGGTAAATGTTCATTGTATAGCGCGGCTCAAGGCCTCCAGCGCCGTCCGGCACCATCTGATCGCAGTACTGCCCGATGCGGTACAGGTTCCAGCGGTCGATCATGGTGGCGTCGATGCGTTCACCCAAGCCGTAATACGGATCGAGCACCAGGTCGTAGAAGACCCATGCAGGGTTGTTTGTGTACGCTTCCTTGAAAGTCCCGTCCCAAACACCGTTACTGGTGCCTGCACCGCCAGTTGCGTATGTGCGTGTCTCCGGGTTGTAGTTCGTTGGCACGCGAACAATCTTGCCGCGCATCAGCACAGCGATTTTTGCGATGTCCCCACCGAACTGCTGGGCGTCGTATTCTATGCAGCCCACAGAAGTGAGTGGAAACTCCTGATCGCTGTCGACAACCTCGGCGATCGCCTCGACCACCATGCTGTCTTGCACCAGCGAGCTGTTTGCCTCCGGAGTGATACGACGGGCGCGGATGGTCCAGCGGGTGCCAGCGGGAAGGTTGATGCGGTGGGAGCGCTCGTACTTGGTGACGTTCTTACGGTCCACGAACGACGTCAGCATTTCAACGAACGGCCCGTTATCGGTCTGCACGTCGATCGCGTAATCAATTCGAACACCATTGATGTTGCCGCTCTGGTCCTGGGACTGAAGTTGTGGCCAGCCGAAACGGACGCGCACCGCATCGAGCACAGGGTTGTTGATACTGTGCAAATATGGAGTGGTCGACAGCAACGTCTGATTCACGTCGATTTCGTTGCTTGACTCGGCAATGCCGTCGAGACGGGTTTGGTTCAGTTCACCATTGCGGAACTGCCACTTAACCTCTGGATAGTTTTCAGTCCCATCCTCTGCCACCAGCGGGGTGCCGTCGAGCTTGACCGAGTTGCGTCCGTTCACCGGGCCAACAATGGGGCCCCAGCTCCAGATGTACACGATTCGAGCTGTCGCGATCGACGGGGTGCTGTTGGAAGCGATCGAGGGCTGCTTCTGTTTTGCTGACCCACCTTTGGCCCCGCGAACCGGGGACTTCAGAATCGCTGCGCCCATACCGCCCTCACAAAAAAAGTAAACCCGCCGAAGCGGTCCTTTGGTTACTGCTAAATCACATCTGGTCTTGCGTGTAGATGCCCCCCGACTCGACAGCGCCGCCTATCTCACGCTCGCCGTACAGGACCGGATAAGGGTTGCCCTGCGCAACGGTTGTCACGGCGCCGCCGAAGCCATACGACGGGTTGTTCCCATCCTCGTTATTGGCCCCGGTTGCAGTTTTGGTGGTTGGTGCGAGCATCTGCACAACGCCACCCAAGCCCACCGCTGCACCACCGGCGATCAAGGCGGCTCCCATGGGCGCGGTTGTGCCGCCGCTGAATGCACCGGCCACAATCAGAGCCACGCCCAGAACCACCTGGAACAGACCGGCCTGCTTGCTTCCCTGAATCAGGGGGACAATGCGGATATCTGATTCATCATCCCCGCGCAGATCGAATTCCTGCTCACCGGCATTACGCTTGCCGCAGAAGACGCTGAACACCAAGCCCCGCTCCTCGCCCGAGCGTAGAAACTTCTCAAATCCCGGCTTTTGAGCGCACAGGCAATTAACCGCATCGCGCACGCTATGCACGTCCAGCGCGTACTCCTTGCCGAAGTGCCTGCGCAGCACGCCGTACAGCTTCACTGTCCGCATTGTCATGAGTTGTAATCCTTGTGCCGCAGGATGAGTTTCAGACGCTTGCTCATCGACCAGCCGTATACCTCGCGGGCAGCAACGCGCCCAGGCATGTGGTGGTAGAGAAAAGGTCCTGCGCCGCCGAGTGCCGGTGCTACCTCGCTTTGCATTGAAGGATCAGCGCCGAGGTAAATCGCGGCATGGTTGGGGAAGTGGCACGGGCGGCCAATGGTCGGCACCTGGAACACCAGCATGTCGCCACGCCGCAGATCGGTAACTCGCTCGAACCCGGCGCCCGCAAAGTTCTCCTCGTAAAGGCTTGGTCCGGTATCGTCCTCCCACCACAGTTCCTTGCGCTCGAAGTTGGGCAGTTGAAGTCCTGCCTCGCGCGCGTACCAATCACGGCAGGCCGACCAGCAATCCATCAGGCCATGGGCGAAGTCACGCCCCAGCAGCGGGGCTATGTAGCCGGAAGGCTTAAACCACTGTATCTCGCCGCCCGGCCAGGCCACGATGCCCCACGGGACTTCATGCAGTTCGCAACTGACAAGATCCGTCATGCTCGGCGCAGGGCTGCGGTTGGGGTGGCTGTGAATGATGGCCAGCACGTCGCCGCGGTCTTCGGCGGCCGCCTGGTCTTGCTTGTCGATCAGGAAGTGCTGTTCCGGGCTGCTGGCAGTATTGCCGCAACGAACGTACTCCCGGCCATCGGCAGTCTTGATCAGCAGACCGCAGGCCTCCTGAGGAAAGACGTCAGCCGCGTGCTCGCAGATGGCCTGAGTCAATTTCTGGTTGATGCGCATCGTTACCTCGAACTGGCAATGAGGCTCGCGCCCATGGAACCGCCGAACCGGCGAGTGTTGCCACGAAGCTTGCAGCTGCTCCACCAGCCGCCGCAGCGGTCGAGCGCCGGGTTGTCGATCGGCTCGTTTTTCTTGGTGAACATGGCGCCGCCGGTGTAGGCGCACGCTTCGCCCCGGTACTGCCCCCGGCACGCCCAGCGGCAGAGCTTGGTGATCTGTTGTCCCGGTAGCTGCTGGCCTTCCAAGTCGATCGGACTCGACAGCTCAAACGTCAGGGCGGCAAGGTTTTCCTCAGTCTTCTGCTCGATGTACCAGATTGATGTCCGGCTCTGATCAGCCGCATTTGGGTTGCCTTCGGGGAAGTTGGCGGCATCGAGGAAGTGCTTGAAGGTTTCGATCACCTTCACCCGGGCGCCGGCCAAGTCACGAAACTGCAGGCATATGGCGGAAATCGCGCCGCGAATACCTTCCAACTCGTTCGCCACCTGTAACGTTGGCGTGGCTGGCCTGCCGTCGCCGCGCACATCGAATCCTTTTGCCTCGATCTGGATTGGCGAATACAGCTGGCCCTGCCAGATGATGTCGCCTTCATGGGCGTGACCGTGGAAGCGCCAGAGGGTAGCGCCGAGGCGCGTTGCGTCGAGCTCGTAAAGCCGAATCTGATTGCCCGGCTCGAGCTTCTGAAAATCTGCTGTGATTTGCATGCGTCACCCAAGAAAAACCCCGCACCGGGCGGGGTCAGGGATTGAAGACTTGCCTGAAGGTGGCTGAAAGCGTTTGGAGTCCTGCGCCGATCGTTGCCAGTTGATACCCGTTAGCGCGGTACTTGCCCTGGGTGCCGCCCGGCGGCGTCCAGACAAACGATTTGTACCCCTCCTGGCGATCAAGGAAATCCCTCACATTTTGCAGAACCTCGCCCGGCTTCATCTTCCCTGTAACGCTGATGCTCCAGGATTCGGACTTGGTGTTGATGCCAATGCCACCGGCCTGCACGTAGCCGTCACCGAACTCGTTCTCCCAGGTCTTCTGCGTGACATCTCCAGACGCTCCGACCCGAACATCAAAACTGAATGTCTCAGCCATTGCGCCTCCAAAGGCGTCCGCCTTGCCTCATTTCACGATCCAGAAACTGCCCCATACGCTGCTCGATTGCATCGCTGATCACAGCGCCCTGATTGCGGGCTTCCTGATCACTCATGCCGGGCTGAGCTTGAACAGTGACCGGTGCGTTGAAAACAACCTGCTGGCCAGACCCTGCGCCCTGCATCTGATCCAGTGTTCTGTCGAGCTTTGCACTGGTTTCGGCGGTGGTTACCCGCTCCCCCTTTTGCAGCAGCCAAGTGCCTGTCTCGGGAACCGAATCGATACCGTCGTGAGCCATCCCTGAAAGTGCTGCGGAAGCAACACCGGCGACCATCGGCGCCGTCGCAGCCGCAGCGGCTAGCGCAGCCGCTGGCGCAGCTGCAGGGCCAATGATAGGAATTGCAGCGGTCGAGGCGTATGCATTCACCTGAGCAGCGAAAGATGCCGCCTGAGCGTTCGCGATGAGACCAATGGCCGCTGACGACTGGCTCGTTTTGCCCTCCACCAGGTGCACGGCCTGATAAACAAGCCATTGCGAGGCCATGTCCGCCAGCGCCTTGATTGTTGACTTTGCAAACCCTGTCACCAAGTCACCCAGTGCATCGCTCGCATCTTCTGATCCGGTGGCCACGTCG